TGTTAAGGGTATAGATTACACTGGAACTGAAGATAGTAATCTTATAGAAATGGGTGATGATTTTGGATTTGATGGAACACTTACATGAAAATGACTAATTTAGATGATGCCTTTAATGTAGAATCAAGTGTTGTTCCTGCAGATGAAGTTAAACCAGCTGTTGGGATACAAAAACCTGATAGACTTACTAAAAATGATATTGAAAAGGACTATGAGTATACTCGTGGCAATCTTTACAGCATCATAGAGAAGGGTCAGGAGGCAATTAATGGTATTCTTGAACTTGCACAGGATAGTGAGATGCCAAGGGCATATGAGGTTGCAGGGCAGTTAATTAAGAGTGTTTCTGATGCAACTGATAAGTTGATGGATCTTCAGAAAAAACTTAAAGATGTTGAGGAAGATAGTCCTCAGAAAGGACCAAATACAGTTAATAATGCACTCTTTGTTGGTTCCACAGCAGAACTAGCTAAGCTATTAAAAAATGGAGTAAAGGAACAGAATAAATAAAAAGAGGAGAGAAATCCTGAAGTATTAAAATACTCATAAAATGCCGAAAGACGAATTGCCGTCGTTGGATGATTTTACGGAGAATCCCGTAGAATTACCATCAGTCGATGAATTTATAACAGAAGAGAAAGTTGTAGAAGAATTGCCTTCGGTTGATGAATATGTTGTAGATATAGAAGAAAAAGTAATATACGAAAAACCAAATTTACCTTCAATAGAAGAAAAAATAGTTGATGAGTCTTTACCAACTATTGAGGATTATATTGAGGAAGAAGAAGTAGTAGAAGAGGATATTGAAACTACTGGTGGTATTTCTGTTCAGGAATATAGTCCTGATATGAAATTTAGGGATTATGAATTTATTGATATAATCAAAAGACCTGAGTGGAAAGAATTAGTTGGTCTTGTTAATGAAGTAAGAGATAATATACCAGATATTCCAGAGATAAAATATTATGATGATGATCTTGAAAAAATATCAGAAACTATTGAGGAGGTAAGATCTCAGATACCAGTAGTTCCTGAAGTAAGATATTATGATGAAGAAATAGAGAATGTTAAAAAATCAATCTCTGAGTTACCAGAGGTAAAATATTATGATGAACAGGTAAACGAACTTGATAATAGAATTGATAATCTTCCTGAAATAAAGTATTATGATGATGATTTAAATGCTATAAAATATAAGTTTAATTATGAGATCCAACAGATATCAGAAAGTATTGAGGTAAAAGATTTTGAAACTAGAGTTGATGTTGATAATGTCAAAACAAATTTAAAAGAAACTAGTGAAAAGATATATGAAGAATTAAAGAAATCATCTGATCAGATACATGAGTATAGACTTCATTTAAAAGATGATGATAGAAAATTAAAGAAGCAGATACTAGGTCAATATAATACTTTAAAGGAAAGTATTGAGAAAAAGGTTAAAGAATTCAATACTAAAAATATTGAATCACAAAACGTCATTACTGGTTCTCTTAAAGAATATTTTGATGAACTTCAAGAGAAAATTTCTTCTATACCAGAAGTAAAATACTATGATGAACAGATTGAAGAATTAAATGATAAATTTGATATTGGTATTAAAGAAATACGTGAAATAGTAGATCAATTAAAAAAAACCCAGAAACAAGATTTACAAGAGAATCTTTTAACTGAACCACCTGAGACTGATAATGAAGATCCATTAACTCCATTGGATCAGAAGTTTGTAACCTATGAAAGGTTACAAGAGAACTACCAATTATTTGTTAATAGGGTTCAACAACAATTAGCATCATTTGGTGGTGGTGGAGAAACCAAACTTCAATATCTTGATGATATTGTAGGTATTGCCACTAATTTAAATGCATATAATGGTTATGTTTTAAAGGTTGATACCTCCCTTGATGCACCATATAAATTTAAGTTTGCAGAAGAGAGTGGAAGTAGTAATACTGGATACGCAAATACAGCAGGTATATCAACATATGCAGTAACCGCAGGAATAGCAACATATGCCGAAACTGCTGGTATAGCAACTTATGCTACTAGTTCTGGCATAGCAACTTATGCTACCACTGCAGGAATTGCTACTGATGCAACAAATGCTGGATATGCAAAAACAGCAGGTATATCAACTACTTCTCAAGGTCTCTCAGGAACTCCTAGTATTACAGTTCAGGATGTTACTGGTGTAGGTGCAACATTCACTGGCAATGTCACTATTGGAGGAACTCTTACATATGAAGATGTAACTAATATAGATGTTGTTGGTCTTATAACTGCTAGAAGTGGAATAGATTTTGGTAGTCCTTCTGTTGTTAGAATTGAGAGTGGATCATCTACTAAAGAAGCAACATCTCAAGCATCTGTAGATAGTTTCACTGCATCATCATATAGATCAGCACAATATCAAGTTCAAATTACAAGAGGGTCATCCTATCAAATGACAACTATTAATGTGTTGCATGATGGGACTAATGCATACCTATCAGAGTTTGGGACTATAAAGACTGGACCAAATCTTGCTACATTTGATGCAGATATTAATAGTGGAAGTTTAAGACTTTTGGCAACTCCAACCACATCAGATTCAACTGTATTTAAAATTACAAAAACCCTTACTGTAAGTTAAAATTACCTATATAAAAATATGTCGGTATGGAGGGATTATGTCTGGCGAAAAAACAAAGTGGATTGCTATAGGAGTAATTGGAAGTCTTTTTGCATTATCTCATATTGGTATGATTGGGATGCTTGCTAGGAAAGAAAGTAAGTTTCCTCAAATCAATGTGCCTGTAGGAGATTACACATCATATAATGTAATGGCAGGAAAGGATGGATATAGTATTAACTATAAAGCAAATGATCCCACTGTAATGAGTGTGAATAAGGATATTAAAAGAAAAGGTGGGTTTCTGGGGTTATCTAATAATACAACTAAAGTCACTGAAGAATATGTTATGGACGGATCCTATCATCAAGGTGGTCCAACATCCAATCGTAGATCATGGCAAGATCCTTCCACGATGGGGGGAGATGGAGAAAAAAAGATCAGTGCCAGAACCATCGAGTGCATCGAGGCGGCAGGTGGTGGACGATCAACAGGGAAGCTTGTCGGCGGTAGCGTTGGTGCTGCTGTTGGTTCTGGTCTCTCCTCTGTACCTTTTGTTGGTTGGGTTCTTACTGGTGCTGCGACAATGATGGGTATGGAGCAAGGTGGAAATATTGGAGCAGAAATGGCACAACTTGGTAAAGATTGTGGTCCAGAACTTACAGAAGATAAATAAATATAACAGAGTCCGTCTCTTTACATGAAAAAATGCCCACAAGGTGAATATTACTGCAATGACAGTAAGAAGTGTAAACCAATTCCAAGTGGTTATCATACCACTCGCTTAGGTTGGTTAGTTAGAGATAACGATGATGAAAACAAAAAGAAAAATGGTAATGGAAAGAAATCTAACGGATCTTCTAACGGGAATGGGAATGGTTCCAATGGTAATGGTAATGGTGGTAACCAGTCTAGCAATGGTGGGAGTTCTAACGGCTCTAATGGTGGAGGAGTAAGTGAATCCACATACATACCAAGGAGAACAGGAAATATAATAACTGCAATGTTGGCGTGGAGAGGAAACCAGTATAGTCTTCAAATGTTTTTCCCCCACATCAAAACCCCCTCACGCAGAGAAGTACAGGATCAAGTGAGAAAAGTGTATCCTAATGCTAAACTCTGGAACTACAAGGTTTCAAACTATGACCCAGGAGAACCACTCCTCCAGATCGGAGGAAAATAAAACTAAAGATTTAGAGAAAAAAGTAGATCAATTAGAAAGGACATTAGAATTAGTAAAAAAAACCCTAGATCATGATAAAGAAATGCAATTAAAACAACCTACAAAATTTGGAAAATATGAAATGACTTGATTATGGATGACATTTATTTAGGTAACCCGAATCTAAAAAAAGCAAACGTTGCTCAAGAATTTACTCAAGAGCAAATTGAAGAATTTATGAGATGTGCAGCTGACCCTGTATATTTTGCTAAGACCTATATGAAGATTGTTTCTCTTGATGAGGGACTTGTTCAATTTAAACCATATGATTTCCAAGAGAAGTTAATTAGAAACTTCCATGAGAATAGATTTAATATTTGTAAGATGCCTCGTCAGACAGGTAAATCTACTACGTCTGTAGCTTATCTATTACATTATATTGTTTTCAATGATAGTGTGAATGTT